GCGGTTGCTTATGCCAACTATTTAGGGGTCAAAGAAATCTCTCTTTTCGGGTTTGATTTCACCTATCCTAACGCTCACCATGCGGAAAAAGGCCGGGCTTGCGTAGAATTTCACCTCGGAATTGCTGCTCAAAGGGGAACCTGTATTGGCAGGCCACAAAATACCTCTCTTTTGGATGAGTGCGCACCCTTTCACGAAAAGGTCTATGGTTACGACACCATGGAACCCGAACACTCAGTCGATGATGACGGTCATATCAATGTGACTTGGATTCCAACAGACACCGCGCCCACGGCCGAAGAAATGGAAAGCCGTTACGACCATTCAAAGCACCCAAATAGGTTAATCGAAGATGGACATTAAATTTTCAAGAGATTGGAAACACGCTTATCGAGGTATTCACGTTGTCGAATACCTAAAGGGTAAAACCTACGATTTGGATGAAGATGTTTGCGAAAAAGCAATAGGTGATGGCGCGGGAAAGTTAAAGGCCGAATCACCCAAAGCATCATCCAAAGAGAGTGGTCCGGCCAAATCTGCGCAATCATCGCCAGCGGCCCAAGCCTCGAAAAAGAGCAAGTCGAATACATCGAAGGCAAAAGCAAAGTAATAGCAATCAATAATAACTATGAGCTTGCCCCATGGGCCGACATTATTTATGGGGCAGATGAGAAATGGTGGCAATTACATATTGATTGTGTGCGAGATATCTCACAAGCAAGGCTCTATACTCAAAACCAAATTGCTGCCAACAGATTTGGTTTAAATTGGATTCGATCCCAAGTCGGTCGCGGTCTAAGTACCGATAACACCTGCATTAATCAGGGGTGTAATTCCGGGTACCAGGCCATTAACCTTGCATACCATTTGGGTGTTAAAAAGATCGTTCTTATCGGGTTTGATATGCAGCATGACGGCAAAAAAATGCATTGGTTTGGTAACCACCCCCATGGAATGAACAACCCAGGAAGTATTGCAACATGGGTACCTTTGTTTGATTCTCTCGCCGCCGATTTAAAGGAAAAAGGGGTAGAGGTGGTCAACGCCACCGGAAAAACGGCCCTCAAATGCTTCGAAAGGGTAAGACTTTATGACGTTATTTGAACAACAGGAAGCAGAAAGGCAAAAATACGAGGCTGTTTATCGTCAACCCAATTACCGCATGGGAGCCGATCGGCTGGGCTTCGCTCAAGAGCTTTTGCTTAATGCTAATTTGGATTCATACCTTGATGTAAGTTGCGGTCGTGGAGAAATGTTGGATTATGCTAAAACTATCGGTATTGAAAAGGTACAGGGCACTGAAGTTGTCAGTTATCTTACTAAGCGACCGGATGTCATTAAAGCTAATGCGTGGGATATTGACTTGCCGGACAGTAGTTTCCAAGGTGTGTCACTTTTTGATGTCATCGAGCACCTACTCCCGGAAGACACCGAAAAAACATTAATCGAACTAAAACGGCTGGCTTCTCACGTCATCTTTTTTACGGCCGCTAACTATAGCGCCTCCGGTGGTGGGGTTGAATTGCACGTCAACCGGAAGCCCTATCTTGAATGGCATGATATTTTAAAAAGTGTTTATAGCGACTGTAAGGTGTTCTGGTTAGAGAGAAAATACAACGTAAGGAATGAGACGTGGGCAATTTATTTACCAAAATAAAACTCAGGCACGAATACGCTAATATTTGGTTGAATGCATTTGCCGATGGGCTAAAAAAGCATAATGTAAATTGCAGTATGGGTGATGGCCCCGCTGATCTCGTTGTCATATGGTCGCACAAAGAGCGTGAAATCATTCAGCAACAGCAAGTAATTAAAAAAGACTACCTCGTGTTAGAAATGCCTTACGTCGGGAATCGCAAAGAGTGGGTAAGTGCTGGTTTCAATGGCTTAAACGGCCGTGCTGATTTCCAAAATCAAGACGTTTTAATTGAGCGTTTCCAAAAGAATTTTTTAAATCTTCTCCAACCCTGGAAGGATCAAGAGGGTTATGTCCTGGTGATGGGTCAAGTTCCAGGTGATGAGTCCCTAAGAAATGTAAACTATGCCCAATGGGTTAATGCAGTCATAGATTATTATGAGAATGCAGGATATGAGGTTAAATTTAGACCCCACCCCCAGGCGCGACACGTCAATATGGCCGTCGAGAAAAGCATTGTTGGCGATTTTTACGGGGCTCTTGCTGGCGCTCGGCAGTGCATTACTTTTAATAGCTCTGCTGGTGTCTTATCTGTTCTCAATGGTATACCCACCATAGCAGTGGATAAAGGCTCTATGGCTTGGGATGTTACCGGCAATGTTCTGACCGATGAAAAGTTTATGCCTAGGCGCGATGAATGGTGTGCAAAACTAGGTTACACCCAGTGGAATTTGGAAGAATTAAAAAACGGCGAATGTTGGGAGCACTTAAGGCAACGTTATGACGATTAGACAAGTAATAACAGTCAAGCCCACGAGCGAACCTATCAGTTTAGACTTAGCCAAATCACATTTAAAGGTTGAGACTAATGAAGATGACGACCTAATTATCATTTTAATTGAGGTTGTAAGGAAGTGGGCAGAGGGTACCCTAAATAGGGCGCTCATATCTCAAACATGGAATTATTTTATTAATCGATTTGTAGATAAAATACCTTTGCCCAAAGGGCCGGTTATCAGTATTACTCAGATAGATTATATTGATACAGATGGAGTTACACAGACATTAAGCAGTTCTATTTATGACGCTGACGTCAACGGCATTGACGGTTTTGTCAGACGTGCCTATAACCAGGTTTGGCCGAGTATTAGAAATACCCACAACGCAATAACGATCACTTATGTGGTTGGTTACGGAACCAAATCCAGCGATATAGAAAAGCCTATAATTCAAGGTATGCTTATCTATCTTGCTGACCTGTATGAAAACAGAGAATCCTTTATTCAGGGTGGTGTGGTTAATAACGCTCCTTTTTCTGCTGATGCCTTGTTGGCGCCATATAGGGTTATGAGTTTTGCCTAATACCGGGAAAAAAAGACATCGATTATCGGTTCAATCTCTATCACAATCATCCGGCTCCGAGGGCGGGCTAGTCGATACATGGACAACGGTCTTTACTCGGTGGGCATCGATTCGGCCGCTTAGAGGTGATGAAAGATTTGTTTCTGAACAAGAACACGGGCAACTCAGCCACGAAATTAGAATGCGTTACGATGAAAATACATCTACGATCACCAATAAGCACAGACTATTAAAAGGTTCTCGAATTTTTGATATCCAGAGTTACATAAACGTTTTTGAACGAGAAAGAGAGATTGTTTTCACTTGCATTGAGCGTGTCGATTAGATGGAAGTCACCACCAAAATCACCGGTCTCAAAGAGCTTGAGCGCCAGCTGCTCAAACTCGAAAAGAAAGTAAGTGGAAAGGTGTTAAGAAATGCCGCCCGTACAGCGTTAAGACCCATGCAAAAAGCCGCTAAACGGAATGCCCCAAAAAGCACAACTACGTACTTAAGGTGGACAAGAAAAGGCAGTTACCCAGTGTGGACCAAGCCCGGCGCACTTAGAAAAAGCATAAGATTATCCGCTCGATTAAATAAACGAGGCGTTGGTAAAACGGCTGTCACGGCCAAGGTTTCAGCCGGTAGTAAAGATGCATTCTATGCGCACATGGTAGAGCGCGGCACAGTAAAGATGCCTGCTCAACCCTTTATGATGCCAGCCTTTGCGGGACACAAGCGAGAGTCCCTTGATCTTTTCAGTAAGGACTTAAAAAAGCGAATTGATGAGGTAAAACGTGGCCGGCGCTAGCATCAACACCCAATTATTAGCATATTCAGATCTAACCGATCTTGTATCTACTAGAATTCATCGCGTAAAACTGCCTCAAAATGGCGCCTATCCATCAGTGCGATTTCATCAGTCTGGTGAAGAACCCCAAAACCTCGTCACTGGTGAAGACAGTAAAAAACATCAGTTTTGGCAGTTTGACATATACGGCGAAAACCCTGAGAGCGTAAAGCCTGTTGCTGATGAGGTTGAGAACGCCATGGGGGCTGCAACAACTTACTGCAGTAAGCGAATAAATCGTTTTGATGGGCTTTATGAAGAAGATGAACAGGTTTATAAAACTACGATAGATTTTTCAGTCTGGAAATAATAGAGGAACTTAAAAATGTCTGATTGTACCGAAGGAATATTGCTAAAAAGGGGGGATGCCGCAAGCCCTGAGGTTTTTACAACGCTGGGAAGTGTTGTAAATATTACCGGTCCCAATCGAACTATGTCGGTGATTGATGTTAGCACCATCACCGATGCCTTTAAGCGTAAAAAGGGCGGTATGAAGGACAGCGGACAGGTTAGTTTTGATATCCTGTATTCTTATAATGATGCCACTCACGTGACCCTTTTGGCAGATTACGAAGCGAGAACACTAAGAAACTTCCAGCTTGTGATAGTCGATGCATCCCCTGATGTAACTTATGATTTTGCCGCTCTGGTTACGGAATTTAATGAGACCTATCAACAAGACGACGTTGTAAGGGCTACCGTAACATTGGATATTGACGCCGGGATTACAGAATCATGATTAATAAGGATGACTTTTTCGCAATCCCTCGGGATGCACCGGTGCCGGTTGAGGTTGAAAACTTTGGTGTGCTTTATATCGCGTCTATGACTGCGCGCCAAAGAGATGCTTTTGAAGTGGATCATTTAGAAAAAATGGACACCGGCAAAGACAAGCAAAACTTCAGGGCTCGATTAGTGGCTCAGTGTACGGTTCATGAAAATGGCGAGCGTTTCTTTTCCGATGATGATGTTGAGAAGATTGGGGATATGCCTGTCAGTGTTATTCAGCCACTTTTCAACAAAGCCTCAAGCCTAAACGGCTTTTCCGACAAAGATGTAGAGGAGTTGGCGGGAAACTAACTAAGCGGCCCACACGGCTTTTTTTACATCAGTATGCAAGGGTGCTGGGTCGCACTGTTCCAGAGATAGAGGTTACCCTGACGGCAAAAGATGTTGCCGAAGCTATGGCTTATGAACGGATAGAGCCGTTTTATTATCGAGATGATTACAGGATTGCAATGCTGTGTTGCTTGATTTCAAACATAGTCAAAGCAGAAAAAGCACCCCCACATGATATAACTGACTTTATGCCTTTCACGTCACAACGAGATCGGCAAAAGCAATTAGTCAATAAAATAAAGGGAATATTCGGTGGCAACAATAGCAAAAATAAGCATTGAGCTAGCTGCTAACAGTGCCAAGATGGTTTCCGAGTTAAAGAAAACGAACCGTAAAATAGATTCGTTTGCTAAAAAGGCTAAGAAATCTATCAATGTTATGAAGGCTGCTTTCCTTGCTACTGCTGCTGCCATGACCTTTAAGTTTGCTAAGGGTGCTCTCGATGCTGGCGATGAAATACAAAAGCTTAGTATTCGATTAGGGGCAACAACTGAAGCTCTTAGCCAATTTCAACACGTTGCCAACCTTTCAGGAGTAACATTTAGAACATTTGTCATGGGTCTACAAAGATCCACTAGACGAATAAGCGAGGCCGCAGCCGGTACCGGTGAAGCCAAAAAAGCTTTAGAAGAATTGGGGTTATCAGCTAAGGAATTAAATAAGTTAAGACCGGAGCAGCAGTTTGAAGTTTTGGCGGAAGCTTTAAGTCAAGTCGAAAATCAAGCTGATAAAGTTCGGTTATCAATGAAGTTTTTCGACTCCGAAGGCGTGGCCTTGCTACAAACCATGGAAAATGGCGCTGAGGGTATTCGCGAGATGAGAAAGGAGGCCGATAAACTAGGCCTTACATTAAGTCGAGATAATGTTGATGCCATGGCTGATGCAAATGATGCCCTCACCAGGCTGAGCGCGTCAGGTGTCCAACTAAGAAATGTGTTGGCAACCTCGCTCGGTCCTGCAATAGCATCAATAGCCAATTGGTTGAGCGTTAATCTACCAAACGCTATTGAAGTGACTAGAAAGGGAATT